AAGATTATATCATCGTTTAAACCAAGAAGGAAGACCTAAATGTGGACGCTTGTCAAACATATTATCTTTTGCTCCAGGTGTTTTACGGTTGTTATAATGAAGAAATACTTGAACGCATTCCTTACCTCTAAACTTATTTCGCCAATGCTCTAGCTCACAGCCAGAATAGACTAACATATCTCCTTGTTTAAGATCTACTTTAATTCCTTTTTTATCTACTTCTCCAGATGGCTCAAGATATATTGGCCAATCATCACCAGCAAGATTCATAGTCGTTGAGATTTCACAACTAAATCTATCTTTGTGTCTTTTTAATTCGTCACCTTTTTTATAAATTCTTGCATATGTATATGCTGGATATAATTTTAATTCTGTTACTTCTTCCATTTTAGGTTGGCATTTAAGCATTAAAGTTTCCATAGCTATATTAGAATACTGACTATAAGTTTCTGGAATCTGTTCGTCTTTACTTTCGTAGTGACCTATAATATTTTCAAAGGGTGAAAAGTATCTAGCCTGTCTACAAGTATCATAAACTTGTTTCTGCATCATAAAATAATTTGCAACAAAAGCTGCTAGGTCTTTTGATATTGCTTGACGGATAATTGTATATTTATTTTTTTTAAAACTCATATTAAATCCATAATTAATGTGTAGCGGTTTAATTTATTAGGACTATTTGGAACTGAATGAATTCTTGATGAATCAAATATAACCATAGAGTTTTCTAATCCTTCTGTATATTCTATTAAATAATAATCCATATTAGACGTGTTTCTAAACATAACCCCTATATTATCTTTATTATGTAAATAATAAACAAGACTATATTTTGAAGGATGATTGTGCCAAGATATATGATCACCGTTTGTATAATTTGCCCAACAGCCCGAGATACTATTTATATCAATATATTTTTTAATTTTTTTTAAAAAAATATTTAATTCTTTATATGTATGTAAATTATTTTTAGTTTGCAAACCAGGAAATAAAGGTCCTATTTTTTTTACTTTATTCTTTACAAAATTAAATAAATTTTTTTGTTCATTTTTAGTTAAAATATTTTTATATACTTTAAACATCTCTAGCCATTTCTTTTGGTACTGCTTGTATATTCCAATGTATAAATCTAAATGGTTCTATACCAAAGTCTACACTAAACTCGTGTTCTAAAAATCCTGGAAAGATAATTAATGTACCTGGTGTGGGTTTAAAATGTATAAGTTCAGTTCCACCCCATACACCTTTTTGATCTGGCTTCATTTTTAATTTTGTAGCTCTAGCACCGGTTCTCGGTTCGTGAAAGATTGGATATGATGTTTTATCACTACACTTTAAAAAATAAAAACCCGATACGTGTTGATTCCAATGTATGTGTGCCGAATGATGACCGCCACCTTTTTTAGCAAACTCTTGGACCCACATCTCACTAAACATAGTATTATATAATGACATATCAAAACCTTGATGATCTAAATACTCCCAAGACTTTTGACCAACGTAGTTTCTAAAATCTATAAAGTCATTGTCCATCGTCAACGGTGTTGAATGATAACTTGTACCAAAATCACCCCACTCTTTTATTCTTTTCTTCTCTCTTGTTCTTGCATCTTTAATATATTTGTTAGAAGCTTTGTTTAAAGATTTTACAAACTCTGGTTTTTGTTCTGACCAAATGGTCGTGTTAAAATAGTTATTTATATACATTATCTAAACGGCTTTCCTAAATGCCAAACAACAAGACTATATCTTGTGCCTGATGTCACGGGTTTAACTCTATGCCAAACAAATGAAGGAAAAACAATAATAGAACCTTTAGGTAATATCTCTTTTGCTTTTCTTAAATGTTGACTCTCATCTCTCATATGTGGATCATAGTTTCTAAAATCAAATTCTAATTCACCACCTGTGTATTCTGAACCATCTGTTAATTGACAAGTCATAGATAGTTTTCGAATCTTACCATTGTCAGGATCATTTTTATTTTCTCTTTCATAAGGTTTATCCCAACTATCACAATGCCAATCATAGTATTGGTTGTGTTTATATTTTGTAAACTGACAAGACTCACTTCTTTCCCAATCAAAGTTCCAACCAGCGTCTCTATTAGCTTGATGCACATATGGATGTAATTCTTTATATATCCAAGTATCATTAAGCCATACCAAATCAGAGTTTCTTTTTCTTTTTAAATCTAATACTTCTTGTTTTTTTAATTTTCTATCACCGTAGCCACCTGTTCTAGCCATTACTTCTTTTTGTGAATTAGCATAAGCTATTACATCATCACAAAACTTTGGTGTAAGCACACCACTAAAATACCAATAATAATTAGATATATTCATAGGTTATAGTTTGTACAAAATTCAAACTATCCTTTTGATTATTAGTTAAGTAATACATATTAGTTGATGGAAACATTATAAATTTATTGTTCTCTAATGGTATGTCCCAACTTCTTCCTTTACGTCTATTGTCTTCAAAGTGTATTCGAACATTACAATTTTTAACTTTTACACCATATAATAATGTAAAGTCTGGAGAGTTACGTAGATCTACTGGATCAATATTTAATAAAGGTATTGTTGTTTCCGCAGGTTTATAGATATTTCCCCACGTTTCTTTGTTTACTAGATTAATTTTATATTCAAGACCGATGTGATCTCGCATATATGTATTTAACATATCAAACGTTCGTGAAAATGGAAAATCTTTGTTTTGAATTACTGATTGTAAAATGTCACCTGATAATTTATCTCGGTCAATGTCCCAATCTTTAGGCATATCGACATCACCAACATATAATGCTTGCTCTGTTAAAACTTTCTTCTGCATACCACCACCATTTTTATACTAAGAAAAAATATTTGTCAATTACTCTAAATTGAGTGCACCATCATTCAATACCCAACCAGTTGTATTGTCTGCTTGATGTGCAGTTTCATCCCAATTGTAGCCCCATAAATGTGTGCCGGCTTCGTTTTGTGATTCTTGTTCAGCTGTCAATGCTGGAGCATCACCAATTGGTGATTTCCACTTTGCAGTTGTAGTATCTTTTACCCAAGATGCATAAGGTTTTTTAGGCCAGAAGATTTGATCATCTTCATCCCAAGTATAACCTATTCCTGCATAATTTCCTCTAAATGCTTTTGAATCATCACCAGATTTATGCTTATTATTCATAGTGTTGTATGAAGTTTGAATCCACATCTGTGCAGGCCAATTATTATGTGTTTCTAAATATTGTTGACCTACTGATTCATCCTCAACGCCATCAGCGTTTAACATATCTTTGTTATCAAGTGTTAATACTTGAATAACTTTTCCGTTTGATCCTAATTTTGCAAAATGTGCCATAATGTTTCTCCTTATATATTAATTTTAATTATCATTCAACTACTGAAATTTGTATCTTATTACTACAATTCCCGAACCACCATTTGCACCATTAGCGTCACCTGGTTGATTATTTCCACCTGGTCCTCCATTACCTGTATTATCTGCTGCATTAGCTGCTGCATCGCCCGAAGGTGTTCCTGCTGGTCCACCAGTTGCACGTGCTACGGGAGAACCTGTTATACAAGAAGTTGCTCCAGTTCCTCCTAATGCACCGTGAGTTGGTTGTATATCTGAAGGTTGTCCTACTGCAGTTGCTCCACCTCCAGCTCCACCAAAACCTCTACTACTACCATCTCCACCACCGCCGTTGTTTCCTTGTGAAGGATTTGTTGGAGGTGTATTTCCGCTTCCTACTGCACCACTACTATAACCACCTACTCCACCACCTGATCCACCTGAACCTCCAGCATTAGAAGCAGCACCTGGCGCACCTCCAGATCTAGAACCTCTTCCACCGGCTGTAGATGTAATTGTGCTTGATCCAGCAAAAGTTGAAGGGTTTCCATCGCCTCCATCATTTCTACCACCGGGTGCAGTACCTGGACCTGATCCAGTACCTCCACCACCTCCAGCACCAACTGTAACTGGATAACCTGTTGCTGTCACTGGTAAAGCTGCTGCTGGACTTGCTCCTAAAGGAGACGCTGTATAAGACGAAGCTGTTCCTGGAGATTCTCTATAACCTCCAGCACCTCCTCCACCAGCAGAATAAAAGCCCCGCGCTGATCCACCACCACCTCCTCCTCCGGCAACTACCATATAATCTACAGTATTTGAACCACCAGCATTACCTACACAACATACTGTAAAAGTTCCTGGTCCTGTAAAAGTGTGAATTTTAAAATTTCCTGATGTAGTTATTGTACCACCAGTAGCTACAATATATTGTGCTGTTGGTAATTCATCTTGTAAACCTGAATCTGTTACTAACCAACCTTGTGTTGAATCTACAAAAACAAAAGTTACTGCAATACCTTCTGTTTTTAAAGTTGCATCAGTAGTGTTATCTCCAGCAATTTTATCAGAACCATTTGGAGCTACTGTTACCGCATTTGTATCAAAAGTTCCTGCATAATCTTTTATTGCAACAACTGCGCCTGGGGTTCCTGCTGGTAAATTAACTGTTACTACTCCACCTGTTGTATTTACAAAATATCCTTCACCTGAAACCGCTGTAAATGTTGATGTTTTAACTGTTGTATTCCAAGACGCAGCACCTGTTGCACCAAAACCTGATGCAGTACCAGAGTTTGTTATTGATACACCAGCAGGAATTGTGAATGTATCTCCACTATCCCCTAATGTAGTTGTACCACACGCTGTTCTTGGACTAATTTTATTTACTTTTATTTCACTCATAATTTACCTACGCAATCTTATACCTTATTACCACAATTCCGCTACCACCAGAACCTGCAGGGCCTGTATTATTTGGTTGACTAGGACCGCGTTGGCCGCCACCTCCACCACCAGTATTAGCCGTTCCAGAAGTTGTTGCTCTAGTGGAATCTCCACCTTGACCACCGCCACCTGTACCACCATCACCACCTGTTTGGGATCCAGCTCTATTATCTGCAGATCCACCACCTCCTCCAGCATAAGCTACTGGACTATTATTAATTGATGTTGTTGCTCCAGCACCGCCATTTCCACCTGGTCCTCCACCAGGAAAATTACCTGTAATGGGTTCTCCTGCAGCCGTAGCTCCACCGCCCCCACCAGCGTTAGCATAGTTAGATGGATTTCCTCCAGCTGGACCTCCTGGAAATCCTTGAGATGGAGTTGTTGGAGGTGTATTTCCTGCTCCTCCTGGTACAGTAGGTGCAGCACCGTGACCTCCTCCACCTGATCCACCTGCTTTAGCGACATTAGCTGGGGCACAACCATAAGCTGATCCACCGCCACCACCAGCAGATGTTATTGTTGAAAAAGTTGAAACACTACCATTATTTCCAGCACTACAAGGAGGAGCCGATCCACCTGTTCCACCACCACCAACTGCAATTGGAAAAGTACCAGCTGCTAGAGTAATAGATGTTCCACAAGGATTACCATCTAATGGACTAGCCGTGTAAGGTGTCAAAGGTGCTTTATATTCTCTAAAGCCTCCAGCTCCACCGCCACCACCAGATACACTAGATTCTCCACCAGAACCACCGCCTGCTACTACTAAATAAGAAACATTATTTCTTGTTGGTCCACATACTGATGCAATAGCATTTACAGTAAAACTTCCTGGACCTGTAAAAGTATGAATTCTACAAGTAGGTGTGTTAGTAATTGTTCCACCTGTTGCACACATAAATAAAGATGCACTAGCTTGATCGCTATTACCACTATTAACTGTAATCCAACCTTTTGTTGCATCTACATAAACTAAAGTTATTGAAGATCCCTCTATGTTACATATTAAATTATCCGCATCTCCCTCTATGTTAGATCCATTTCTAGCAATAGTTAAAGCATTTGTATCCCAAGTATTTGCATAATCTTTAACTGCTACGATATCACCAGCCGATGGTGATGAAGGTAGAGTTACATTAAATGCTCCACTAGATGTATCTGTAAAATATCCTTTACCTGAAACTGCAGGACCAGGATCTGCTGTAATTTTTGTTGTCTGCCAATCTACAGTTCCTGTTCTACCGAAACCTGTTTGAGATGCACCTGATGCTAAAGCAATTGTATCACCACTAGCGCCAAGAGTAATAGTATTACTATTCTCGTTAATGATGTTTGCACCGCATTGGTTTTGTATGTTGTTTACTTTAATTGTACTTGTCATAATTATTGAAACCTATACCTTATTATTACTATACCGCTACCACCATTATGTGTTGCTGATGGATGTGAAGGACTACTATCTATACCGCCACCACCGCCACCAGTATTAGCTGTTCCTGCGTTACCAGCATTTCCTGGAGCATCTCCTGCACCTCCTCCACCAGTTCCACCTGCTCCTTGAGCTGGTGCTGAACCTGGAGCTTCATTATTTCCTCCACCTCCACCTGCAAAATATCTTAAAGAACCACTAGGTCCTGGAGTTCCAACTGGAGAAGGAGAATTTGGATGAATTGCTGTTCCAACTCCTGTTCCACCTGCACCTGCTTGACTTGGAGCTGGAGAAGTTTCACCAACTGCACCTGCACCTCCGCCACCGCCACCAGCATTACCAGCACCGCCACCACCATTTGTTCCTTGTGCAGGACTAACAGGAGGTGAATTACCTGTTCCTCCTGTAGAACAATCAGTTGTACCACCACCGCCTGAACCACCACTTCTTCCATTTTTATCTGGTGTGGATGAAGCTGGAAAATTACCACCTGCTCCTCCACCAGCAGCACTTATTGTTGAAAAACTTGAAGTACCACCTTGAGTACCTGCTGGAGGATTTGGTACTGTTCCTCCTGCTCCAGTTCCACCACTTCCAACTACAATTGGATAACCTTGTGCTGAAACAGGTAAATTATAAAAAGGTCCTGATGTTGCATTTAATGGACTAGCTGTATAAGTATCTGATGATGCTTTTGATTCTCTAAAACCTCCAGCACCTGCACCACCACCGCCACCATCTCCAGAACCACCACCACCTCCACCAGCGACTACCATATATGAAACTGTATTTGATCCTCCAGAGTTACCTGCACAACTTACAGTAAATGTTCCAGGTCCTGTAAATGTATGAATTTTAAAATCTCCATCTGTTATAGTTGTGTTTCCTCCTGAAGCCGAAACAAAAGCTGGAACAAGTCCTGTTTCTGTATCTTCAGCATTTTGAACATTTATCCATCCTTCAGTTGCATCTACATAAACTAAAGTTATAGCTTGACCATTAACTGACAATGGTAAATTTTGTGCAACTCCACCTATTTTTTCTGAACCATTGGGTGATATTGTAAAAGTATTCGTTGCAAAAGTTCTTGTGTAATCTGAAAATGAAACTATTGCTCCAGCAGAACCTGCTGGTAAATTTGCAGTTACAGCACCACCTGTAGTGTTTACAAAATAACCTTCACCATTTGCTGCTGTAAATGTAGAAGTTTTAATTGATCCTGTTTGCCAATCAACAGTTCCTGTTCTACCGAAACCTGATTGAGTAGCGCCAGCAGCTAAAGTTACAGCCGTGCCTGATCCACCTAAAGTTAAGGTTGAACCACTTTGTTTATCTATTGCATCTACTTCTATTTTTGACATTATACTATTACTAAAGTCCCTGTTACTGTTATTGTACCAGGTACTGTAATAGGTCCTGCGAGAACTCCGTTCTCAACAGTTTGAGTACCGTCCATTGTACCTGCTTGATTTTTTATAAATTCATCAGGGGCTGTTCCGCCTCCGATGTATTGGATTCCATTTACTATTGCCGTCATAATTCCTCCTACGAACTAATTGTATCAATAAATGATGTAACTAT